CCGGTAGTTCCTGTAGCTCCGCTACTTCCAGTTGCTCCTTCTGGTCCTGTTGGTCCTGTTGGTCCAGTTGCACCGGTAGTTCCTGTAGCTCCGCTACTTCCAGTTGCTCCTTCTGGTCCTGTTGGTCCTGTTGGTCCGGTCGATCCTTGGATTCCTGTAGCTCCTCTAGGTCCAACGAATTGTCCAACTCTAGTCCAAGGTTGCGAACCTTTCCATACATATAACTCTCCGTTTGATTGTACAATATAGGCATCATTATATGCTATATTTGTAGATGGTAAATCAGTTTCATATGTTACTGATCCTATTAAATTTAATGCTTGACCAGCTACACCAGTAGCTCCAGTAGCTCCAAATCCAGTAGCACCAGTTGCTCCTCTAACACCGGTAGATCCAACTACACCAGAAGATCCAGTTGCTCCAGTAAGTCCCGTTGCTCCAGTTGATCCGGTAGTTCCTGTAGCTCCTTGAACACCAGTACTTCCTGTTAATCCAGTAGCACCAGTAGACCCTATATTATTAGCTAAACTAATATTCCAAGAATTCCAAAATCCAGTTCCAGCAATAATTTTATCAACAAGAACTACTGTAGTTGAAGAATCTCTACTGACTACAACGCCTTCCATTAAATTATTTTGATCTTTTGCGACCAAAACGCGAGTTCCTACACCATAAATTGGGTTATAAGATTGTATATGAGAAAATGATTTCTGTCCTAATACCAATTCATGATTAGTATTACTTGAAATTATTGTATCGACGCTTATGCCAGTTGCTCCGGTTGATCCAGTTGCTCCTGTGGAACCTATTCCAGTAGCACCAGTAGATCCTTGAATTCCAACAGCACCATCTAGATTTATTTGCCATGAAGAATATGTTCCAGAACCCTTTTTAGCATCTATATTTGTTACTAAAACACCATTAGATTGATTGTATGATACGACAGAGCCATACATGGTATTATCAATATCATAAGCTATTACTACATTTTGAGATACACTATAATCTAAATCTAGATCTGATGTTGTTAATGATATGGTTCCAGTACCAGTAATTTGTAATGTGTTTACGCTTGTAGTATGATATCTATCGCCAGCTAAACCAGTAGCTCCAGTACTTCCGGTTAATCCTGTTGGTCCTGTAGAACCTGTAGATCCAGTAGAACCTGTTAATCCTTGAGGTCCAACTACTCCAGTAGCTCCAGTGCTTCCAATATCTCCAGCGGTTCCGGATGGTCCTGTGGAACCTGTAGCTCCTGTTAATCCTGTTAATCCAGTAGCACCAGTAGTTCCCGCGTCTCCAGTTGGTCCTGTAGAACCAGTGGAACCAATTAATCCTTGCGGTCCAGTTAGACCAGTTGATCCGGTTTGACCTGTTGATCCAATCTGTCCTGTAAATCCAGTTGGTCCTTGAACTCCAGTTGCACCAGTAGATCCAACTAAACCAGTTGCGCCTGTAGATCCAGTGGTTCCTGTCAATCCAGTAGCACCGGTAGTCCCTGCTCCAGTAGCACCAGTTGATCCTCTAACGCCAGTTGCGCCTAATGGTCCTGTAGAACCTGTTGATCCTGTGAGTCCTGTAGATCCAGTGGCTCCAGTAGTACCTCTAACACCAGTTGCGCCAGTAGATCCTAATAATCCTGTAGCACCAGTAGTTCCTGTGAGTCCTGTAGCTCCTGTCGAACCAGATCCTGTAGCTCCTGTGAGTCCAGTTGCGCCCGTAGATCCAGTATTTCCTACTGATCCAGTAGCACCAGTAGTTCCTGTTAATCCAGTTGCTCCTCTAACGCCAGTTGCACCAGTAGATCCTGATAAACCCGTTAAGCCAATGGGTCCAGTTGATCCTGTAAGTCCTGTAGCTCCAGTTGTTCCCGTAGCTCCGGTGAGTCCGGTTGCTCCAGTGGTTCCTGTGAAACCAGTGGCTCCTGTAAGTCCTGTAGATCCTGTGGTTCCTGTGGCTCCTCTAGATCCGGTAGCTCCAGCTACACCAGTAGAACCTGTTGATCCTGTGAGTCCTGTAGATCCAGTGGCTCCAGTAGTTCCCGTTAAACCAATAGATCCTGTGGCACCAGTTGATCCTCTAACGCCAGTTGCGCCTGTTAATCCTGCTATGCCAGATGATCCTGTAGCTCCAGTAAGTCCTGTAGATCCAATTGATCCAGATGGTCCTGTAGATCCAGTAGCTCCTTTTGATCCAGTAGATCCAGTTAAGCCAATAGCTCCAGCTGGTCCTGTGGCTCCTGTAGCTCCAGTTCCTCCAACATTTCCAGTAGCACCAGTAGATCCTAAAACTCCTGCTGGTCCAGTGGCTCCTGTAGCTCCTCCGGGACTTCCTGCTGGTCCTTGAGGTCCAGTAGCTCCAGTAATTTTCAATTGATCGACGTAAGCAGTTAAGCTAATTGCACTCGTTTTAAATTCTTCATTTAAATCTGAATTTATACCTACGAAATAATCATTATCGGTGAAAGTTTCTTTTAATGTAAAATCTGAAAATGTTTTTGGCATATTATTACTTATATTATTTATATATAATTTAATCTTTCTCCGTCCGAAGTTAATATTCTTTCTTTTTTATCTCCAGTTATAATTAATTTTTCATTCCCTATACTGGTAGTTGAATCATTTCTTATTCTCGTGGTATGGGGTAAAACTGAAAAAGTACCACCAAAATAAGTTTTTATTCCTCCATCTGGAAAATTTATTTGCAAATCATATACATAATTCTCTGGTGGAATTTCTAAATTAAATGGAGATATGCTTATTATACCAGACAATGGATTTACTATTGAAATATTATCATCTTCCGTGGATAAAGTTAGAATAGCTGGACTTGCTAGATTTCTATCCGATCTAAATTGCATATACACTTCACAATCTAAAAGATTTACAGGAACATTATTCTCTAATATCCTAATATTATCAATTCCAATCCAAGCATCTCCACAGATATGATCTGGTATATTATAAATCATAATCAATATTTACTCATTTTATTTATTATTGACAAAAATCAATTTAAATATTATGTATGATATGACTTTTCTATGGAAAAGTTTAAACTATTACATCTTCGTAAAAAGTATTATAACCTACTTGAGCGTATTTTAAATTTTTATTTGCTTTTTGTTCATTTTTAGGAACAATTAAATCTTGCTGTTTGCTGTTTTTAGGATTAATTGCTTTTATAATAGAAAATGAACGATCAAATTCTGGTGTTATGGAAACGTTAAATGTTTTTGTTTTTTCTCCGTTATTAAAAGAATTTATATCAACTAAAACCTCGGTTATATCATTTGATGGTTTTCCCAAATTTAATGTTATTACATTTCTATTTTGTATTATTTTATTTTTTAAATCTTGCCAATTTGTTGTTGGTGTTATTTTTAAACTTTTTTTATTTTTAATTTTATCTTCTTTATTTTGTTTTTTATCGTCTTTATTAGTATTTGTATTAGTACCTATATTAGTATTTCCAGAAGAATTAAATTTCGTATCAAAAACAGTTTTACCTTGGTTGTTAACAATTCCTTTTGCAGCTAAACCAGCAAGTTGTCTAATCATACAACTACTTACCTAAAAAGTTATGAAAAGGACATTTGCTCTTTTCTTGCATTTCATATTTCTTAATAGATCTAAAAAATCTTTTATATCTATCGAAGAAAACTGTTTTTGCTTTTCTCCATATTATATCATATTTTGAATAGTTAGAGTGATATATTGCTGAATAATCATATCTTTTAAATGGAATAACTTGTATAATAGGAGTTCCCTTTTCTATTAAACCTTCAAATCCTTTTTTTAAGAAAAAAACAAAATTTACTTCGTATGGGTGTTTATCAGTATCAACTACACCAGTTAAACATTGAAACGGTAAATCGTCGTAGTGAGTAGGATGTTTAAAAATACAAGAATGTCCTTTGGGTGTTACGACTAACCAAGGGTTTAACCATTTGAAAGCCACTGGAATATAACCTTCTGGTACTGGATATAAATTATATTGATCTTGTTTATGTATAGAAACTATTTCTAAGTCATCTATAGACCATTTAAAATCTATTTGTCCGTCGTTATTAGTAACCCAAACGTCGCAAGGAAGTGGTATGTGATACCCAGCTGTCATAGCATCTAAAAAAGGCATACATTTTTTAATGGTTGCTGTCGGATCTCCAAAGTTATCAACTTCTTTTTTATCATTTACGTACGCTGGCATGTTTTTATACCAATTAGGTATATTATTAGATGCTGGAAATGGTTTTTCTATTACATCTAAAATATTTTTGTATCTAGTTATAAATTCTATTTTCTTTTTAAAATTAACCATATGATTATTCTATATGTAAAATATGTAAATTTCAATAAATATTCTTGATGGCAACAAATATTAAAATTTTCAATTCTTATATAAAAGGAACGAAAACTATAAAAGGATACTTTCCTATATACACACCAGACAACGAAAAAGATTGTAACATAGAAGAAGAAATAAGCTATCAAAAATCTAACATACAAGAATTATTAGAAGAAAATACAGGAAACGCTCTAATAACTCAGGAAAGCGACGAATTAAACGTTATATTGTTATTAGTAAACGTAAATGTGAATTCGTCAAATGTTACATATTACATACAAATTTAATAAATAATACTATGGCAACCCAAGGAATAAAAGTAACAGATTTACCGGAAATAACAGAAATACCTTCTGATGGTTATATGTTTTTAACCACTTCAAATTCTACTAATAAAATTAAAACATCAAGTTTTTTTAGAACCTTTAGTGCTGTAAAGGGAGGGATAAATTTAGGTTCTGGTTTATCTTTATATAATAATTATCAAAATCAAAATTTATATTTTAATACTTTGACTGCTGTTGATGGATTATCAGCAACAAACACAAATAATACAATTACTTTAAGATTACAAGACAACTCCATATCGACAAATAAATATCAAAATTCATCGATAACAGGACCAAAAATAAAAGATAATACAATAACAGGATATAAGCTAAATGATTTTGGTAAAGACTTTTCTTCATCGGCAACTAAAACAGATATTCAAGTAATACCTAAAAATATTTTTAATTTTGTAACTAATTTAAGTGCTACTATATTATGCCCAACAAGTTCTGCTAAAGTTATGATAAATGGGTTTTTATCTATAAATTCTCAAGATGCTGCAATTAATATATATAGAAAAACAACAAATCAAAGTAATTTTTCTGTAATATCTCCATTATCATCAATTCCGTCTGGTTACGCATCTTGTATGTTTGATGGTGGTTCTACAGATTTAAATAACCCTAAAATTGTACCACTTTCGTTTTTAGATACTCCAAATTATTCCGGAATTATAACATATGTAGTTGGAGTTTCTTCTATGAATGCTGGAGAATCTTACATAAATAGATCGTTTAATGCTTTAGCCCAAAACAAAACAGTATCAGTATCGCACATAAACGCATTAGTTTTACCTTAAAAATGAACAGTGATATAGAAAATAAAAAACCACTAGATTATAACAAGTGGTTATCTTATCAAAACACTTTATTGCCAGAAAAGCAACAGAGCGAGTATTTAAATTATTTAAAAAAATGGTATTTAGAAAAATCAAAAGTAAATTCTGAAATTAAAAAAACTTTTAAACAACAATATATAGAATTATTAAAAGATTTAAGTTTTTTATTTGGTAGTACAGAATTTGATTCTTTTTTATCTCAATTAGATACGTCAAATGATGAAGAATTGATATTTACTATTCCTTTCTTTGCAAAAAAATTAAAACAAGTAGCTATAGTATTTTCAAAGAAAAGAGAATCTGTAAAACAAGCAAAATTAAAATATAACTTAATAGGATCCAATTCTGGTCTTGAAAAAATGTTATATGAATACATTTTAAAAGGATTTACAAAAACAGAAAATAATATATCACAAGTTCCTGCTTCTAAATTTTCAAGTTATTTTCCAGAGCTTTCTTCTGTCAAAAATAAATTCTATATAGAAATAGAAGAATTACACGATAAAAATTCTTATTTAGGTTCGGATAGTAGTGTTCCATTAGAAAGTTATGTTGAGGTTGAAAGAATATCAGAAAAAATATTTTCAAAACAATTTGAGGATCTTACTGATGAAGAAATTTTAAAACTATTATCTACTAGATATCTAACAAAAATATCTAATTCTTTTTTATCTAATACATTTGTTAATTTTTTAAACAACGATGTACCAAATTTAACATCCGAAGATTTATTCAATCAAAGCGTTTTAAATATATATAATCAAATAGAAGCATCTAAAAGGTACATGAGTCAACCGTTATATGGATTGACTGCCATAAAGTTAAAAGATTTAGACGTTTTTGATAACTATCTAACTTTAGATTTTAATAGTGGAAATAACTGGTTTTATTGGCCAAGTGGTTCTCAAATGCTGGACGACTCAAAGTTTAATAACATATACTCTGAAATACCCATAAACGAATCTAGTTTTGTTACTTCTGGAGCTACTGCTGGAGATGATTATACTAATTCAGATTTAATTTTTACTGATAAAAATGGAGTTGTTGAGGGAGCATGGCTTAGAGGAGAGCATAAGACAGATCCAGAAAAGATTAAAATGACTTTGACGGTCAAAACAGGCGAGAAAAAAGAATTTATTTTTCCATATCCGGGTATAGATTTTTCAAATAAAACAAATGGTTTTTTAGGATATTTAGTTGACGATACTGATAATAATTTGTTAAACATTTTAGAACCAAAAATTAGAGAAAAAATATTATCAGATTATTTTACATCATCTTTACCAACTTCATCTTGTGATCCAATTTATATAAATAATACTTCTTTGGTGGAATATGGTTCTCACGCGGATACCTTTTCTGATACTGCTGACAATATCATAAAAAAACCAAAGGATTATTTTACTTCATCAATATATTCAGAAGGACAGCAGGGAGAAATAGAACAAGCATATTTATATAAATTTGATAAAACCGACTTGCCGATTAAAACAGGATTAAATCAAATATATTGGCCTTTACAAACATTTGAAGATGAAAATAATATTAGTTTAACTGTAAATAATAAATTTTGTCTTCCCGTATATTTAAGAGATTTTGACATATCAAAATCAATGGTAGGTGCTATCGCTGGATTAAATTTCTCAACTGCGGATGTTATATACAAATATAACACCAGAAACTCAGACCCAACAGAAGCAGCTTGGCTTGGATCTCCATCAATATCAAGATTAGATATGATGGCAAATTCAAAAACTATATACGATTTCGATGCTGTAAATTGTGCTCAGTATATAGATGGTCCGATACAGGCTTCTTTATCCATGATGGTTAAACCATCTGAAAAAATATCATTTGTGTGGATGGATGAAGATACATATGCCGATGAAGTATTTAAATTTTTTGAACATAGTCCATCTTGTCCATATTTAAAAAATTTCCCACACAATTATTATAACGATCAAGATTACCAAAACAATCAACCTATTAATGATTTAAAACATTGGCAAAAATGTAATTGTAAATCTGTAAATTACTCTCCTATTGGTCACAGTGGAGATAATGTATTTGATTATAATGGAATGGCGGATTACTTGTTTGCAGATCCAGATGGATTAGGGGTGGATTTTGCTTTAAACAGTTGGGTTGATACTAGAGGTTATACAGCATTTGAAAGTCCTCAATTTTCATATTATAAATTAGATGGAAGCAACAAATCAGATACAAATGTAGGGTGGGGTACTGGAGAATGGAAAACTGGAAATGGTAAAAAAATGGTTTTAAAAACCGGAAGAAGATATACATATTACAGAACTCCATTAAGAACAATAACCGGAGAAACTCCTTATTTTGTAGTTAAATATTCTTACAAGAATATAACTGGTTTATTAGGACCGACAGATGGGTTTGATTTGGTTATAATAATTGATAATAGTAGAAGTCAATCTTTAACATTGCAAAACACTAAAGATGCTGTTATTAAAATAGTTGATAAACTATTAACTAATAATTCTAACATACAAATAGGTTTAGTTGAATTTAATTCAGTAGCAAATAGATTGTCTTTCCTATCAAACCAGAAAGATGCTCTTAAACTTTTTGTAAGTCAACTTCAAACCCCTACAGATCCAGATCTTTATAATACAAATATATTAGGAGCCTTTACGTTGGCTGAAACTTTACTGACAACAAAAATAGAAAACACATCTAGTGATGAATTTTCGGGTGTTAAAAATTTATGTTCTAAATTGAATTTTTATATTTTAGATTTAGCAACCGGAAATAACATTTTAAATGCTCCTCAAACAAATAAGCCAAAGAAAATATTGATATTTAGTGATGGCGTTGAAAACACTATTCAAATTGATAGCATTTTGAGTACCTCAGATTTAGCTAAAATTCAAATTCCATTTGAAGAAATAGAAATTAAAAATTTAACAAATCAAATTTCAGAATTAAATATAAATTTAAGTTCAGTTCTTCAAGAAAAGCAACAAATTTTAGAAGAAGAAACTAATAGTTTAAATGAACTATTAACCCAAAAAAATAAATTGGAAGAAGATAAAAATGAACTTTTATCTAAAAAATCAATATACGAAAAAGAACAAAGAAATTTAAACATACCAACAAATGAAAAAGTTTTAAATCTTAAAAGTCAATTAAATTCTTATAATTCTCAAATAAATTCATATAATTCAAATTTAAATACAAATAAAACTGAATTAAACTCTTTATTAACTACGTATAATAATTTAAAACCAAAAAAACGTAATAAAGCAGTTTCTTTAAAAAAGAAAATAGATTATTTACAAAATCAAGTAACTTCAATTACAAATACTTTAAATAATTTAAAAAATGCTTTGGTTCAAAAATCAAGTCAGTATAATTACGAAAACACTTCATTTCAAAGTTCAACTAAAGTTTACAATCAACAAACCGGTGAAGTTAATTTGAATTTAAATAAAATAAATTCTCAAATAAATAACATAGATAATATCTTATTAAATATACAATCAAAAATAACACAGGAAATAAATGACGATCCTTTAGATGAGATATTATCTCTTGATGTTTTATATGAAGATATAAACACCAATAAAACAATATTAGAAAGAGTTTTATTAGTTGAACAAAAAAATTTAGAATCTAAAAAAAGAATAGTAGAATCAAATTCTAATAATTCTCAAATATCAAATTTAGTTAATGGAACAAATTTATTATTAGATTTCATAAAAGATTTAAAAAAAGCTGTACAAATATATTCTGTAGATATTGGTTACAAATCAATTGAAAGCGACATTATGGAAAAATTCGCATCTACATTTTCAATGTATTTCAATTTACAGAAATTCTTAAAAGATGGCGATGGAGACTTAAATTCTTTTATTGATTATATCTCAATGAGAATAATTGGTTCTATGCCTGTAATACCAGTATGGTATAAAGCAGTGAGAGATGAATACGGAACATGGAATGCAAAATATGACGACTATGGAAACTTAGAAGTAAGTGATATGCAGTTAAGACCCGGTGATTACATCAGTTATATTCATAAATCTTCTGTTTCTTATTTTAATAACGAAAACATTCAAACAAATTTTTCAACTCCAACGTTATCATTTACTATAAATTCAAAATTAGATGGTTGGAGTTATGAAGCTAATCAATTTTCTCCAGATTACGTAGGTGAAGATTATGGAGCAAGACCATTCTGGGCTAAAGTTAATGTAAGACCTAATGAAACAGATAATTTTAGAAAAGATACCATATCTTTTGGCGGTAAAATAAAGTTTGTTGATGATTATCTACCTATACAACAACCAGACGTTTCCAGTTTATATTTTGAAAATGGAAATTTAATAGAATATGTAAGAAAAATACCAAAAGATTTAATATGGAAACAAAATATAACTTTATATAATACAATAACTGGAAGTAGATGGAATAAATTGATTTTCTCAAAAACATTCTCAAATCTTAAAGATGTTTTATTTAAACAAGATTTGGATGGTGTTGTAACACCAAGTCCGGAAGCAAGTAATTTAGTTTTAGAAAGCTACAGTACATTTAAACCAGCTTATTATAACTATTATGCTAGAAACGCATTTACTTACACTCAAGGATTGTTAAACAAAAATAGATGTTTGGAATCCTATGTTGTATACAATACAGCGGTTTTAATTGAACCTTCAAACCCAACAGAATGCTTGGTTAATACATTTAATCCTTCAGTAGCTACAATGCCTCTTCCTTATAATATAGTTTCAGAAAAGGAAGTAAGTCATTATTTCTTACCTGAGAATTTAGGAGCATCTTTTTATAGAGGAAAAGGATATAAGATGTCAATCGATAATGGTAAAATAAATTACTTTAAAGGATTGAGCGCGGAAAGTACATATTTTGATTTAGAAAAATACGGACCTAGACAAAGAGGACTAACCAAAAAAGACCAATTATCATTAGCTAAAATTGATGAGATAGATAATAGTTGGATGAATGAACCATATAGTAGTGCTGAAAAAGCTGGAGTTATGATAAACGTACCAGAAAATCAAAAAATGACTCCTTACCAATCCACATACGAATTAAAAAATAAAAACGATTATGGATTATCTAGACAGAATGATCAATTTGAATTCTGGAATCCAAAAAATCCTCCAATTTGGAATGGTACATCAGAACATCCATTAACATTTAGAAAAGAATTACTATTAAATTCTTTCGTAAAAAGAAAAAACGAATTGTTAGTCGGTAAAGGTAAGCTTCAAAATTGGAGAAACGATATTTTCGGTAATGATTATGGTTTATATAAACCTAAAAAACCAAATGATATAGATGGAATGAATATCTGGTTTTCAGCCAGAACAGGATCAATATATCAAAACGCAACGTCGTCATTAGAATATGATATAATTTCACAAGATGGAGATTTGGTTAAATTATGGAAAGACGGATCTAAAAAACAAAGAGATTTAATTAGATATTTTGGAAGACCTACATTTAAACAAACTTCTGATCATCAAAATTCATCAATATTATTTAATAATAATGAAGCTTTAGATGTAATGAAAAATACATATGAAATAAATCATAGTACTTTAACATTATTTGTTTTAGCTAGATTTAATGGTTTCGTAGACGAAAAGACAAACGTCATGCTTTCTTTCGGAGATGTTTTAAGTGATAATTTACAAAAAACTTTAGATGATGCAGCTTTAGCTATAGCATTAAAAGAAAATAGAAAATTATCATTTGTTTTTGGTAATATTTCATTACCACAAAACAGTTCAATAAAATTAGAAAATGATGATTTTGATGTTGATGTTACTAAATTTCACTTGTATGAATTAGTATTTGATTCTTCTATGTGTTATTCATATATAGACGGAAATTTATTTTCTAAATCCGAATCTCCATTGCAAGAAGATAGAATATATGCAACAAAAGGATTGTGGGCTGGTTCCTATATTTTAGGATCTCTCGCATCTAGATGCGAAATATCAGAAATAATTTTATATAATAAGAAATTCTCTAATAGAGAAAAAGATGATATGTATTCTTACATAAGATCGAATTATAAAAATATATTATAATTTAATCATCTCTATTAGGTATAAAGATTTATTTAAATTTGAAATTACTTCCTCTGCCGTATTGTTTATTCCAGATTTAATAGATGATGTGTAATTTTTAAAGTCTTGGCTTGTTAATATTCCCTTAAATCCGGAAACCATGACTATAAAATTTTTAGCTATTGTTTCATCATTACATAAAACAGATTCATCAAAAAGATTTAAATTGTTTTGATTGAACGGAACATTAACTTTTTCTACATTAGAAACTCCAATTATTTCCTCTTGCAGTTTATCAAATAAATCGGATAAAGTAGAATACGTGTCTCCTAAAATCTCATGTAGATTTATATTTAAAGTATACCAATGTAATAGTTTTACATTAGATAAAAAATTATTCAAATAACATGCAAATTGCATTGTATTATTGCTAGATTGTACTTTTATAATTTCTATTTCCATATGTTTAATATATCGTTTGACATTTCTTTAAAAGAAATATCATAAAGGTTTTTATCTTTACTCAACAAACTTAGTTGTTTAATTATATTTATCAACTGAATTTGTGTGGAGTATTTTTCTGTTATTTTTTCTATCTTATCTTCTAAAGTTTTTACATATGTTATATCTTTAATTTCTATAAATTTTCCATCGTTATAATTTCCATGCCATGTGTATTTTGTGAAATCTTTATACTGATCAGGAACTTCTATAGTTTTAAAAAAACTTTTAGTTTGATCTGGTATATTATCTCCAAAACCAATAAATTTATTTTCTAAATTAAATAAAGCAAACATATTATGTATATGTATATCTTATAACATAACCCGGAGGTAATTCTGGTAAAACTCTAGTTAACGCCCAATCGTTTTTAGATATGTTGGAGAAACTAAATATGTTTATACCAGAAATCGATATCGGAGCTTTTGTTAGAGTTACGTTCATATCTCTTTGTGTACTACTAAAGTTTTCTGGTGTTGCGTTTACCACAACTGAATTTTCCATTATCGGCTGAATACTTGTATAATAATGTGCTATCACATGGGCTGTAGTAGCCAACATGAAATTTTGCGGTGGAAAATATTTATTTAAATAATTAAAACATGAAGAACACAACGATTGAAAATCGGATTTCGTAAAAGATCCAATAAAAATAGAACTGTAAGTTCTTGATATATTTGTATTTAATTGAACACAAAACTGATGCTTGGTCCAATATGAACTCATTGTTTGTACAGTAGCATCAACAAGTTTATACCTAAACATTTCTTTAGTGTTAAATTGATTATATGCTGTTGTTAATGTAGGTATGTAAGAAACATAATCATCAAAATATTTTTTATAGTTATCTTCTATATTAAAAAAAGTTGATGATAAATTACAAATTTTAGCATCTAAAATCATTGCGTTGTAATTATGTTTTCCAACAGAATCTCCTACGCATTCATCTTTTTTTATTTCAAATGTAAAGGTTCTCATATTATATTTGCTTATCAAATTTCCAACTACAATCCGATATTATAAATTTCAATCTTAATAAATCAGTTGTTTCGTATTCATCTATATAATTGTAATATAAATTTGCTTTGATATATGGTCTATATGTTTTTACACCAGTTTGATCAAAATTGCAAGTTACTTGTTGTGAAACTGTACATGATATAGAACCTCCGCAGTTGAAATCTCCATTATCACACCCAACAGTTCCTCCGAAATACCTCACTACGCAGGGTCCAGACGCTATGGTGTCAGCTGTTTGACATAAGGTTGAATCTGATACTGTTGCTGGTTCGGACTCTCTATCTTTTCTAGTTTTTCCAGATATAGGAGATTCAAAAGAACTATTTGTTCTTCTAATAACATGTATTATACATTCTTGAGTCTGTAAATAACAAACTCCATTAGTACAATTATCGGATAAAACAGAAAAATTACTATTAACCCATTGTGTTATTGTTGTTATATAAGAACTATTTTGTTGTTGACTGATTGTTAATACGTGTGGATAATAAATTATTAAAGGTTCTATCCAATTTGCACTATTTGTTTCTACTGTAGTGCTCATGCTTTTCCATTTATCTAAGGATGCTTGTGCTTTTGATATATTAGTTTTTAACTCTAAAGAAGTGTTTTTATAATATTCAACAAACGGACTCCATAAATTATTAGCACTTAATTGTATTGAATTAGCCCATTCATCAAGATATAAATAATTGTTATTTATTGCTGATAACGCATCACCTATAGAATCTGAAGATGTTATTAATGTAAATGAATAGCTCATATCTTTTTATTAAAATACCAAGTATTATTTAAAGTTTTAGAATACATTAATCCCAGTGATGTACATGTATGTCTGTCATTACAAATTCTTTCGTGTCTAACTGATAGTAGTTTTTGACCAGTAACTGGACATGAAAAAGGTCCGCTAACCCCTCCAGATGCGCTTTTACCGCAACCATCATAAGCATTAGTACACCAGTGGCGTTTATTCTTTCCAGATCCGCTTGTATGATTGCATCCTCTAAATGCTTGACCGCAAGTATTAGGACCGCAAGACAATTGAACCTGTTTAGGTGGTATTACACAATTTTCTTGATATTCTTTATAAAAATATCTATCTAATCTAAATGGTATCAGTTGATATAGATTAATATATACATAAAAATCTTGCGTTGGAGAAAATTTACTAGATGGAAAATTTTCATTTAACCAATCTAATATTATAGTGCTTGGGTATACGTTTTTATTATTATTCCACTCATTAACTTCTATTAATTTATTATAAAAAACACTTATTGGTCTAGTCCAACTAGAACTTAATGATTGAATGTATGAATATAAATTGTTAAATTTATCATAATTAGCTTTTATATTATTATTTATCTCCGTATATTTTGCGCTATTTTCACTGAAATATGTAAAATATTCATTAAAATAATTTACATGAGTTTCAAAACTTTTAAGAGATGACGATAAGCTTATTATATTATGGTTTATAATTTTATAAGAATTTGATAAACATAAATTTTCATCTATTAAGAATACGCTTCCGCATTCAGTTTGTGTTTTTTTAAATTCTTTAATTTCTTCTATAATCATAACCAATTTATTTTATATAACTCAGTATTAGCTGGAGATATTTTAGATATGTTTTCTCTTATTGATTCTTCTATAATCATTTTTATATCATCATTTACATTAAAATTATATAAATTTATGTTATAGTATTTACTTTTACTTCCGGGTGTTTGCAATTTTAACCAATGAGCAATTTCTTCAATATAACTTCTTTCCCCCACAAGCATATTCCAAGATAAATCTCTATCTTGAGCTACAAAAGATGAAGAATAATATAATTGTTCTTGTTCACCAACAGTCAAAGATTTATTATATAGTCTTAAATCTGATATTTTACCAACAAATTTATAACCATCGTTAATATCTATAATATCGTTAAGTGTTGTATTTCTAACAGTCTCAGCACCCAAGAGCAATGATGTTCTATATTTGTAATATATTTGATATTTTTTTGGTTCAAAAAATTCTTGATGAGATAATACATTATCTATATATGTTTTAGCATATCCTTCACTGGAATTAAAATTTAAAATAAAGTTATGCCATCCAGATGATAAGTTTTCTGTTTTTATCGGTAAAATCAATAAATTTTTATTTTTACCGTTTGGATTTGCTATGTTAACTTTCCAACTTAATTTCTTATTACTAGAAGAATATCTTCTTAAGAAGTTATAACCCGTAAAGTCACCATCGGCTAATATTTTAACATCTTTTCCAATGTTTAATCCTTTTAAATTAAGTTTTATAACTAAATCTCCATAATCATTTAGAGTGTATAATTGAGAATCTAAAGTATCTAATAAAATTAATCTATCTTCTGTAGCTTTTAACGTAGCTTCACAAGTATTAGAATTTATATCTCTAGGAACTCTTACAAAATTTAAATATCTTCTTCTTTTTGTATAATCATAACATGGGTCTTCTGGTAAACTTGAAGTAGAACCTATTCTTTTCGGAAACCCAGATGCTATCTTATTTAATTTAGTATCTATTTTTGTTAAGCTATCTTGACCATGTAAAATCCATATATTATTTTGAGCGTCACATGTTAAATATTCGACAAATCCTATATTACCAAATACTTTTTTATTTTTATATAGATTTCCGCCTACTATTTCCCAAACATTATCTTCTGAATCTAAAACAGAATGTGTTCCGAATAAAGAAAGAATCTCCCCTTTAGAATTTATTTCTATTCGATTTGTATTTTCATCTAATGTTAAATTTTCAATCAAAACTCCGTATGTATTAAACACTACACATTTTTTTGTTTTTACATCGAAGAAATAAACATTTTCATTAGAATCTATCTCTATTTGAGACACTTCATCTAGTGATTTTAAATTTTGTGTTAATAAATCGGTTTCGTCAAATCCAACTTTAACTGTTGATTGGTTATCAATATTAAATTTTATACCTTGAATATTTTTCTTGTCGAATATCCAATAATTAAAATCATTTAATCTTTGTATATAACTATTTTCTGGTGTATTTTGATTTTTTAAATCTGTATAAATTGTATTTAAATCGGCTACATTCAATAAAGAAAATCTATAGTTTAAATTATAGGCAGTATTATTCAAAGAATCCATCAGTGTTATAATTGGAGTAGTTATAGAAGATTCATTTATTAATCCATATCCACTATCATAGTAATTTCCAAAAATTTGAGATCCTTCTATATAATTCCAATCATTAACATTGATCCACATAGAAACTGTTAAATTATAAGGTTCAAGTAATTCTGTCGTTGCGGGAAAAAGAACATGATTTGAACCATCTAATTGAATATAATAATCTTTTAGGTTAGTTTCTTTATTATTATAAACTATTCCGTAGTAATCTTCTTTATAATCATATTTTAATTGATCAGAAGTCCAATTTGTTATTTGTAAAATTGAAGATGCAGATAGATAGTTTAAAAATTGAATTCTGTTATTCTGCCCAATATGAAAAAAGTTATATAAAACACCCGGTTCTAAATACATTTGCGATGGAACATCAAAAGTATAATTTAAAGATGGATCTAATTTATCATGATATACTAATGCTTTTGTTGATAACGCTTGATCCATTGTAAAATAAGCAGCATTATAATATCTATCCATCCAAACTTTATCTCCATTTAGACTTCCAGACAACCAAGAACATAACCAAGTATTTGATTCTATTGGTATTGATTTAGGTTGATTTGAATCTGGAATTAATTCTTTATAGTTTTGAAGTTTAACGGAAAGTCTATCCGAGTTATAAGGTATCTCACCGGCTATAGCTCCATCCTCAATTAATCCAGAATCCATAATATGAATTCTTTCTGCTGTAGGAGGAAAATAAAATTCAGTTACATTATCAGGTTTAAACTTATACTCTAACGTATTTGAAACGAATCCTAAGAATAAATTTTGTAAACCTCCGGTTTGATTAGAGCCGGAAAAAATTTGTTCATATATTCTTCTAACTCCTCTTTGATCATCTAAAAGAGTAGCTCCAAAACTATAGTTATATTCCGGAGTTTGATAATTTTTTAATGAGTGTATTGCTAGTGGGTATTCAGCAAAAACATCTCCGTCTGTTAAATTTTCATTTGGAAAAATTCCAATGTAATTTTGCGAATATTCTTGTGATGCTATTTCTTCATCTAATACTAACGAATTTTTTTCATCTAAAGGAGTAATTTTATATTTTGCTAAAAAACTGTTTTTTATGTTGTTATCGTAAGCATCTAAATTTTTATCATAACATAATAAATTAAAAGATGCTTCTATCGGAAATGTGCTTGCTGATAATAAATTTGATATATTTTTAAGAACATATTTTCCATTCGTTTGATCGGTATACATTACCGCATTTCTAAATCTGTAAACTTCGTTTCTGTCATCTATTTCAAATAAAGATATAGAATTTTCTCCTAAAAAATAATCAAATTGTTGTGCTTGGTTTTCAGGAAAGATTTTAGGTTGAAATTCAACACCATTTATCATATTCTCAGATTTACTTGTTAAGTAATAATCCATGTAGTTTTTAACCATTACATGTCCTTCTGGATAAAAAATAAAAGTAAAAATATCTTTATCATTAAATCTGGTGTCACTTGAAGTAACCATACTAAAATAGAGTCCATTGTCCTCTATTTTTACTACAGTAGACGATGCATTATTTTGAAATGTCCCTACTGGAGTTTTAATCGTTAACAAATAGTTTGAATCTTTTTGTGGTATATTATCTTCCAAAAAATCTCTAGATTTTTTTAGGTTTGTTAAAAACATACCCGCATTGTGATTTGATGAATAATCAGTACAATCATTTAAACACTCTGTTAAATTAAAAAACATACCATTTTTAGTTAAAATGGGTGTTTCTTTTAATTTTATTTGTTCTCCAATAATAGAAAACTTTACTGGTTTCCAATATATTGATGAAAGGTTAGTGTAGAAATTTATATTTGAAGAAGACATTTATGAATATTTATTATTTTTTACTATTATAAGGATATGTGATAAGAATTTTGGTAATCTATTTTAGCAAAAGGTATAAAACTATCTACTTTAACAACTTCAAATAGGTTTATATCTTCTATCATTATACTGAATAGTGCTATATTGTATGTATTATTTCTAAATATAAAAGAAACATTAAATTTATTAGTATTATTATTGTATGTTATTACTGGTGTTTCAACATCTGGTATTTTTCTACCCCAATCTGTTGAAGATGTAAATTTAAAATAAAATCTTTCTTGAAGTCTAGAATATAAGAAACCGGTTTTACAATCAAATTCTTTAAATAAGAAAACAAATTGAAGAGAGTCAACTTCTTGGACATCAAACACTAAATCTACAAAATATACTTTTAATTTTTTTTCATCAAACCAATATTTTGTTGTTGTATTTTTTACTCTGGTGAAAAAATTATTATTATTATATGGATAAACTTTGTAATCATTATCAATATAAAATTTTTCTATTATATAACCATTATTTGTTTCAATAAAAATAACATCATAAAAAACATCAAAATTTTTTATATTATTATTTATTAAATCGTTATAAAAATAAGAATTTACATTTCTATATTTTTCAAAAATAGAAGATAAAGACTCAACAGATGATTCTATAGAACCATTTACTTTTCTCAGCCAAAAACTTCCATCATTTATTTGATCATTATAAACACTCACTTATATATTTATAATCAAATATCAATATCTTCCACAATCAATTTTAAATCCTCTTATACTTGATACACTAGAACCAGAACCGGATAAATTAGTGGATACAGTCATAGAAAGAGCATTAGCAGATCCTATTACGTTAATATTTCCACCTATTCCAGCGGAACCACTTACGTTAACAGATCCAGTGGTTGTAATGTTATTAAGAGAATTTATTACACCTTTAACTGCTAAATTTCCACTTACGCTTAAGTTGTTAGTAATTATTGCATTATTAGCGGTAAATTGGTTTGCGCTTAGAACGTTAGAAGAAATCGTTGAAGATTCTACATTAGCTCTTAATGTGTCTAATTTAAACGTTTGATCAGATGTTTGTATATTTGTAGTGGAAGTAGGATCTGATGTTAATCCACTAAATAAAGTCCATTTATTATCAGATGCTATTCTCGTTAAGCCTGTATACTGATAAGTTCCATTGTTAAAAGAACCGACTAATCCTATATCATTTAAATTTAAATTATTGTTTTTTGATATATAAATAATAGGATCATCTATATACAAATTAGTAGTATTTATTTGAGTGGAAGAACCCATTACAAATAAGTTTCCATCTACTAATAAATCTTTTTTAAACCTTACATTATCGTTTGCTGTTAATCCACCATAAATGGATATATTATTTTTTGCGCTGATTAAATCGGAAACTGTTAAATTACCTTTTATATATGTATTATTGTTTATATAAACACCTGATAAAAAATCTATTGTTAATGTATTATTTCCATTATTTGTAACATTATAATTGTCAGCGAGTATAACACCATTATAATTTGATATTATATTTTTAATATCAATTAAATTAGTTGATGTTATAGTAGGTGTTGATAAAGAAATTGAACTTATATTTCCCGATACAGTAAGTTTGTTTTTATAATCGGTTGTTCCTATGCTTATGTTGTTTCCGGATAATGATAAACTTTCAGCACTAGACCATGATCTTATACCTTTGTTATTTGATATTGGTAAAAAATAAATTCCAGTCAACCCAGAATTTAAAGAAATAGGAAATCCTAAATTTGGTTCAGCGTCAGCTAAACCCAAAAATTCATATCTATCATCCGAAGCACTTAATGGAGAATTTACTAAAATTCTTCCGCTAACTAATTGTGCTTTATTTCCTTTTGACATATGTTATTCGTTAACAGTTTCTAAAATTGATAATGTTAAATTTATGGAGTCTGTATTAACAGAACTAGCAACTAAAACGTCTCCTTGAGCTAAAACCATTTTTCCTACCGTTAAATTTGCAGCATCGTATTTTGGAATTTGAAAATTTTTAATTACATCGTAATAGCTATTTGTTTGATTTAATGCTGATACACCTAATGTTATTGTTTGAGTTTGTGATGTTAAATTGCTTCCTATAGCGGATAATATTATAGACGCTCTTTTCTCTGGAGCTACATAAACAGCAGTTGCTGTTGTTTGTAATTTCGCAGAAACTCTTTTAAAATTATTAAGTGGTATTTTCATGGTTATTTATTATATTTATTCCATTGCTATAGCGAATGGAGTAAACAACGAAATTACTGATCTATCAAAAGTATATCCTTCTATTCTATTATTATCTTGAGATATAACAAAATTTTTACCGAAACTTACATTTCCGTTTTGATCGACAGAATTGAAGTATACTATTCCAGACGCAAAATCTTCAGTTGTATCGTAGCAAACTTCTAAATCTTTATTAGTAACTCCACCTAAAGACGGAATAGACTTTTTAAGAACTATACCACAACCAACATATTCAAAATTATGAGAATCTGATGTTATTGTACTTCTAAGATAGAAATTTGTTTTTGTGCTTGCTGGTATATTAACTAATATGTTTTTTGGTAAGTTAATTCTATATTGAGAATCTGTTATTTTAGTCGGTTGGTCTAAAATAGGTAATCTTATTGAACTTAATGGATTGTTGTTTACTAAAAACTCTACAATCATTCCTTGAGATGGAGATTTTGCTAATCTATTGTTATTAGCGGTTAATTCATATATAATAGTTTCTGTTAAGTTTGTAACATCTACATAATCAGCTGATAAAGGATAAACTTCAGCTAGTGTAACACCGGATAAAACTGGTACTGGTGAAACACCTAAAGCTACAAGTCCTGATAAACCAAACATGTTTGTGCATGAATCAGATATACATTTTCCTCCGCTTTCGCATAATATACCTTGAGAACAGCACGTAAATAATCCATTATTAGCATTTACATTACCGTTATTTTTTACCCAAATTCCTTTTCCTCCTTCTACTATTGCATTAAAGTCATTTACATGTAATGTTCTTTTATATAATCCTTTTACTAAATTGCCATCCACTCTTATAGCATGACCACAATCTAATGACAATCCAGATACTGGAGAGTTTAATATTACTTTTTTAGAAACATCTCCGAGATATTTAAAAGTATCTAAAACTAGATCTTTCGTTAGAATGTTTGATGAGCTTACTTTATTAAATAATAAATTTGAGTAATGCGTTGTGGATGCTGTTGTGTTGGAAGATAAATCAAATATGAAAGAATCAATCATAAGATTCATTTCTTTTTTATATTCATCTAAATATGTTTTTTGTAAAACTTCATAATCTGATTCTTGTACATAAGCATAAGCTTCTTCTAAAATAAACTGTCTATTACTTGAAAGTAATAAAGCACTATTTATATATGAAGAAGATAATGATGTTACGGGTGAAACTAAAACAGTTGACCCGTTTAGATAATTTTTTAAATCAACAAATTGGTTATTAATAAAATAATGAATTGTTCCCGATATATTCGGAACATCTTCAAAAACTTCATATTTAATAACACCGTATATATAATCTAATGTAGATAATAATGCTTGTTTAGTAGATATGTTATTATCGTTTGGTAACATTAAACTTGATGTATTATTATAAAATGTCTTTCCAGCTTCTAAAATTAATCTATTTGAATTAGCGGAAATATCATAAATTAAAGAATTTAATATAACTTTAACGTCACGGTAAAAATTCTTTTCTAAAGATGGACTAAATACATCTATTCCAAAATTTTGTAAAACATATGGTCTTATAGAAAAAATATCATCTTCATTTTCGTAATAACTTCTTTTGTTTTGTAGATAGCTTATTACTTCTTGAAATGCTGGTATAGTCATCGGAGAGAATGGTTCTAACATTCTTGTTCCGGTAATACCATAATTTATAACAGAAAACGAATTATCATATAATTTTTCAAACATATTATATGATTGTGATGTTGCGGTTTTTGAAAAATCAAAAACTTGATTTACATTTATCTGTATAGGTGATTTTAAAGCATTTATACTAAAAGTAACGCATTCTACTTTAGGTTCTACTAGAAAAAATGGTATTTCGGATGGTCTATTCATCTCAAACCCTAAAACATAATAAGCTCTTATATATTCGTCATCTGTTACGTTTATAATATCTATATCTGGACTTATAAATTTTGGGTATGCTATGGCAGCTGATGGATTTAAATTTCCTTTAAATGTTATTCCGCCTACATAACATCCATCATTTATCCATATTGTGTCATAATATGGATCTTCAGGTCTTATTATTACTCTTTTTTCATTTTCTCCTACTAATGTAGTTTTTCTAGGTAAAAGTAATGGATTTTTTTCAACATATTCTCCAGAATTTAAATGTATAGTATATCCATTAAATGTTGGATTGTCATTTATGTATTTTAATGCTTTTTTTATTGTTTTAAATGGAGATGTTAACGAAGTTCCAACATTAAAAAAGTCGCTTCCAGTTGGGGATACATAAACAACATAAGCTCCCGTAAATCCATTAATAGAATTTAATTGAAGTTTATATGTTCTATCGCCGCGATCTAATGCAATAACATCACTTGGAGTTGCGTACGTAGCTAACGGTAATTCTGAAATTGTTGTATCCGACATTATATATATTTATATTAAAATATTAATCTTTATAAAAAGAATACGTAAACATCATCACCTTCTTTTACAACAGAGAAATTTCTAAAAGCACCATTTTCTTTAGATATGGTATCATAAAACTTTGGCCATTCGGACATTGTAGTTTTTGCTACTTTACCTCTGTAATCAATAAGAATTGGTTTAACTTCGTTATCTTTTGCTATTTTTTCAATTAAATCTTGTCTGTTCGTTTCTTCTGCATCTAACAATAAAAAATCAACACAATTATTTTTATATAAATTTACATAATCTCTTACTCTTTGTGCGCAAGAGCAAGAAGGATTAACAGATGCGCTTTCAATATCATTTTCTATTACGGTTGCAAATGTTTTGAATTTTTCTCTAAACTCGCTTCCGTAATTTGGTTTAATAAGTTCTAAAAAAACTGCTCCTAAATTTCCATGTTGCAATAAGTATTCTTTTGTCATAATAATATTTATAAAATTAAAGTATAAAATTCAATTCTGATGATGTTATAGTTGGAGTATTAGTTTGTGGTTCTGTAATACTAAACCCTACATTACTAACAGAAGAATAAGGAATATTAAACGTGTTGTTTATATTTTGTTTTAAAAAATTTAAATGTTCTGAAAACGAAGAATTTTCTTTTTTAAGAATATTGTCAACTATTGGTTTTGCAACTTTTGCTAATTGTAATATAATATCTTCTTCTTGGTTTAAATTTACTAAATCAAAACTAAAAGATTGATATGATTCTATTGGATTTTTGAAAAGATTTGAATAAGGTTTAAATATTATTCTTTCATCATTTTCAATATTTTGTATTATGATTTTTATTTCTGTATTTTGTTCTTCCATATAATTATTTATAATAGTCTTCCTAAAGTAGAACCACTGCTGGTTAAATCATATAAAGCTGAAGCAGATCTTTGTAAATAATAACCAGCTAGACCCCCGGAACCTCCAGTTTTTGTTGCTGAAGATGTTCCAGATGATCCGTTTGCTCCATAATTACCACCAGCACCTCCTGCTCCAGATCCAGTTCCAGATGCTGCTAATCCAGTTAATACTGAAATGTTGTGTCCTTTTCCGCTTCCTCCACTTCCCCCAGTTCCAGAATCGGTACATGTGCTACAACTAGTTGTTCTAGGTCCAGTACATCTACCATATAAACAACTATTATAACAAGGATCTCCCGGAAATGCAGGAGGACAACCATCCATATTATTGCTATCCGTACAACAACAATTTGTTGAACCAAAACAGCCTGTTGAACAGTTACATGAATATGAACTGTAATGTCCGGCTCCTCCCCCGCCGCCGCCACCCCCGGAATATATATTTCCGTTGTTTATTATTTTTAAACTGTTGCATATAGTATTTTGTATATGCAATGCTGATCCTCCAGTACCTCCAGCTGATCCATTTGCTGTTGATCCACCTCCAGCGCCAGCGTATCCTCCTGCTCCTAAAATAGATCCATTATTAGTTATTTGTATTATATCATATGACCTAAAAGAATTTGGAATTACAAAAGCGGGTAACGTAGGATCTGTTGAATATATAGAAACTCCGGAAGGTATATTTATAAAGACTCTTAATTTTTTACTCGTATTAGACCATCCTCTAGATTGCAAGTGAGTATACAAGTTAAAATTAGTTTGCGTTGTTAAATCAACAGCTACCGTATACCAACTTGATAATCCTCGTATTCTTCTCATTTTTAATAAATGAAATTAATATTATATCCTGACGCAACACCTGAAAAAGTACCACCGGATAAAGGAGATACTTCAATATTATTTTGATCAAAAAACGTACCATCTTTAAATAACAACCCACTTGATATTGTTGTTATTACAGTAGTATTTGGTCCCGCTTGATATGAATATAGCGGAGTTCCTGCTGGTGTTGAATCTGGAACAGCATAAATAGTTTGGTTTATCGGCGTAATAGCTGAACTTACATTTGCTGTAAATGAATTGTTAATATTTTCAACTAATAAATTTTCTATTGATGGTATATCATTGTTTTCACTTATATAAATTTCATTAACTACTCCATAACATTTAGTTGCCAATTGGGTTGCTAAATCTTTACTTGGGTCTAAATCAGAATAGCTTATATTGTAATATTGATATTCTGATGATGGTTTTTTAAAAAAAGTGCAATAAGGTTGTACCATTGCTGTTTGATTTGTTGTATCTACACTTATTATAGTTACTGTAATATCAGATGTTTGTATATTATTTAACATATTTATATTTATTGTATTTTACTAGTTGTATAGCCCTAATTTAGTTCCACCTATATTTAGAATTCCATTAACTACATTGGAAGAATTTTCTATGTATTTACCAGCAGATCCTCCTGCGCCACCCGTGTAACTGCCATTAGACCCTGCTGTTCCGTTATTTCCATATGTACCACCATTAGTTGCAGCAGCAGAATTATAACCTTGACCCTTTCCTCCCGAAGATCCTGTATTGTTATATGAATAATTTGATCCACTATCGCATCTTCTACAGTTAGAGCATCCGTTACATGCACAACCAACATCAGGACATCTTAATCCGCATGGGGAGGTGCAACAACCATCGCAACCACCACAACCATAAATATTTATGCCACAATTAAATCCAGTAACTAATGTTCCTCCGTTTCCACCACCTCCGCCACCACCACCATATATAATTCCATTCTGATTATATACATAACAGTTAGACGATAAAGATATTGCAGTTCCTCCAGTTCCTCCCGGATTACCATTAGTACTTCCACCAGCACCCGAAGCACCCCCAGAACCAATTATAGACCCATTATTTATTATTTGTAGTATGTCATACGATCTAAATTGATTACCAACGGTAAAAGCTGGAGTAGATGGATTATTTGAATATATTACAACTCCAGATGGTATTGTTATAAAAGCTCTTAATTTTTTACTTGTATTAGACCAACCTTTAGTTTGAAGAAAAGTATAGAGATTATAATTAGTTTGCGTTGTTAAATCAACAGCTACCGTATACCAACTTGATAATCCTCGTATTCTTCTCATTTAACATTTAGTTTATTAAATCACCAAATAAATACCAAATATTACTACCAGAATGATAAGCAGAAGCAACAGAATTTGTGAATGCTAGTTTTGTAAAAGTATTATCGGGAGTACTTCTAACTGTAGCACCAGCACCACCAGATAAGGTTACTGTTCCAGTTCCTTGTCTTATAAATGTAACTTCCACGCCAGCAGACAATCCTGTTGGTAATGTAATTACCAAATTAGAAGCAGAATTCACCATAAATGTCTTATCATGATATGAACTATTTGCGGTGACATTTGTGGTTATCGTAGATGGTGCGGTTGGAGTAGTTACTTGAGTTACTAAGTTATCTACTATAGCTGCTATATCGGAATCCAATACTATATTAGTACTAATAGAAGAAAACTGAGTTGTTGTATCGTTCCAAATATCACTATTTCCATCTTTTGCGTATACCACATTTTGAGATGAAATTGTTCCTGTTGATGTTATAGTACCTTCTATTAAAGCATTACCAGCACTAACATGAAGACTTGTTGTTGGTGTTGTAGTACCGATTCCGACTTTTCCATCATTTTTAACTATGAACGGTGAATCTGAAGGATTTGTATCATCACTTAAAAGAATATAATCTCCAGATCCGAGTTGTTTTATATTTAAAGCTAATGTTGAGTTATTAGCATTTATTTGTAATTTTGATGTTGGATTTGTTTCTCCTATACCTACATTTCCCTGTTCTGTTATTCTAAATTTTTCTGTTCCTCCAGTTGCCACTACTATCGGAATTGAAGTGTTGGAACCTATGACTCCATATGTACAGTTTTCAAAATATAATTGGCCTTGAGATGATAATGGTAGTGAAAATTGAAAATCTGTTCTATCATTTCCATATTGTTTAATTTGAACATTTGATGTGGAACTTGAATCATCAACCTTGATGATAGAAACACCTTGATTACTTAAACTTTTTGAAACTATAGAACCATTTGTGTCTTGTACTAATGCATTTCCGGTAACGTGTAAAGATTCAGATGGTGTGGTATTATTTATACCTACATATCCGTCTGGTGTTATATGAATTTGATCTCCGTCAAAAGATCCTAACGTTAAGGGATGATAAGAAGTAGTTTTAACAGATCCTTTTTGATTTGTATCAGAAAATAATTTTGTAGTTACTCCATTTGCTCCTGTCGTGTTAACGGTTACTGTTGGAATATTTGCATTTGTTTTTGTTACAAATAAATCTCCAGACATAGTATCACCAGTTTTTGAAACCTTTGTGCTTAAATTATAATAAGTTGTTTCCCAATTTGATGATAATGATCTGAGTTGAGTATCTATTCCGCTAGATGCTCCTGCATTCCATGCTGCGCTTTGAGAATTTACTAAAGATGTTGATTCGTTCCAACTTCCACTTAAAGAATTTAAATTTGAAATTGAATCTATCCAATTTGCGCTATTTGTGCTTACTGTAGTAAACGTTCTCTGCCAGTTTCCAGAAACAGCTTTTATATCTGTTCCTTGATAATTCCATTTTGATGCGCTGTTTGATAAAACAGTAGAATATACGCTATTCCAACTTCCAGAAAGAGAAGAAAGTGTATTATCTTTATCTATAAAAGAAGCACTATTATTTAATAAAAATGTATATGTATTTTGCCAATTACCAGATAAATCTTTTATATCTGTACCGTCATAAACCCATGTCGTAGCACTGTTGGAAGCAACTATATTGTATGTATCCTGCCATATACTGGATAATTCTTTAATATCAGTTCCTTGATAGTTCCAAGTAGTTGCGCTATTTAAACGGACTAAAGTATAAGCATTTTGCCAATTTGAAGAAACCGATTTAACATCAGTGCCTTGATAGTTCCAATTAATTGCACTATTAGCTAAAACCGTATTATATGTAGAATCCCAGAAAGAAGTTAAACTCTTAATATCAGTTCCTTGGTATTGATTACCATATTTTAATATATTTGAAACTGTTATTTTTTTTGTTTCTCCTTGAGATACTATAGGAAGTACATCTATTAACGTAGATGCGGTTGTCGTTTCTAATAATTGTGAAATCTTCTTTGGCATATTATATTATATTTACTTTTAAACCAATATAAAGTCACCATCTTCTTGAAGAATCGGATCATCATCTTCCGATATTAAAAGTTCATCTTCTTTTATTGGTGGTTGTGGTTTATTTAAATTGCTATTGTAATAGTCTCCTATTCTTAAATATTTACCATCAAATGTTTTAATATAATAATGAGTATCTATTGTTATAATATTATATCTATGGCATAATCCATCATCTATGTAATATGAATTTGATGGTACAAAATTTACACCAGTTATATGTTTATTATACACATTTTCGTTTTCAAATGGTTCTAATAGTTTATAAGGTTTTAAATTTAATCTTTTTAATTTTTTTGGTTCGGATTCCTCTATATCAGCATCTTTATTTTTCCAATTTACAACAATAGGTAAAAGATATTTTGGAGTGTATGTTTCAAATACATATAATAACTTGTCATCAAACCCAAACATTTTATTAGAAACTAGATGGATTTCATTGAAAAATCCTTCGGCTCCATCTACTTCAGGGGTGTTTAGATTTATAGTATATAAAATTTCATTTGGATCTTTGTTTCCAAACTCGTAAAATTTTACAAGAGCATATACTGTTTTTGAAAATTCACTAGTAAGATTATAAACAAATGTTTGTTTAAAGTTTCTAGGATCTCCGGGTTCTGCGGAATACGGTAGATTTAAAGTACTGGAACTTGTTGGTTTATAAAAAAACGTTTGAGTTTTTGAATCTCCAGTTTCGTAATCGAAGATATATTCTATTTTATATATTTTTTTGTATGCAGAAAGGGTTTCCGGATTAAAAGTTATTTTTACGGGCGTAGTTAAATTTAACGTAACCTCATTATAAGCAACGGAATCAACTTCGACATGGTAAGTATCGAACCCCGATAAGGTTGACCATATTATTAGTTCTTGTTGAGTTAATTGTGATAAATCGATTTCACCAGAACTTAAAACAGCAAACGCCACATTATTTTTAAATTCATCTACTTGATCTTCTAAATATCCATCCGCAAAATTTATTAAATTAAATTTTTCATCACTTATTAAATATTTTAATCTATCTATTTCAGATACGTTCCCGATAGAAGATACGAAGACTTCAATTTCATTCATTTATAATAATTATCAAAATGAACAAATTTTTAACTATAAAAAGAATACTAGAACATCTTCTCCTTCTCTTAATATTGAGAAAGTTTTAAAAGATGCATTATCTTCGGCTAAAGAAGTTGCGAAATTTTGCCATTCACTAATTTTTGTTTTTGCTACTTTTCCAGAATAATTCTTATATATTACTATAGAATTCATATGTTCTATAAAATCTACTAATAGATTTTTAGTTATTAAAAAATTATATAGAAAACTTAAATAAGAATCTGCATTATCTTGTATATAATCTATAATTTTACCTTTACATGAGCAATTTAAATTAACAGAAGCGCTTTCAATTTCAGATGAAATGGAAGGGGCAAAATTTAAAAATTCTTGTTTAAATTCTTTATTTTCTTGTAATAACAAGACTGATGCTTGTTGATATTTATTAGTTTCTTTTATTTGTTCTATTGTCATAATATCAATTTATGAAATTTATATCTGATTTTTTAACTGTTAATTTTTTATACAAAAAGGAAGCGAATATATGTGTTATTAAGCCGCATAATAAATTTTTAATAATAAAAAAATCAAAATCTAAATAAATTGGATTATATAAAAAAGAACAGAATAATCCAAACCAAAATGAAGCACATTCTGGACATAAAAACGGTCTTCTAATATATGGAATTCTACTTATAAAGTTTCTTATAGGTTTAAATATTTCTGAAAAACTATACATATAAGAAACACTTAAACTTATACATAAAAAATATAAAACGTTAAATATCATATTCTAATAAAATTTTAATATATTTTTTTCTTATCTCTTTCTTTTTACACTGATCACAGTCATCGTTTTTAATTTCTTTTATTTCTAACAAATAATTATTTTTTAATTCGTGATATTCAACTGGTATTTCCACCGAGTCATCAAAAAAATCTAAAATATATGTTTTCATAATAAATTGTGTTTTTTTAAAAGTTTATAGTATAATGTTGTTGGGATTGGACATTCCATATTACTTCTAATACCATCACCCCAATAACCAGTATTTATAGCTTCATTACACCAATGTATCCCATGAGTCGGTAGTTTAATTTTAGTTTTATTAAAATTTATATCTAAAATAGATTTTATATAATTTAAATCATCAACTCCGAAGAAAGACTCGTTTAATATGTATTGCTGTAAATTTAATTCTGAAATAACTTCTGAAAATATTTTAACTGGTTTTAACCAACTATCATTATTTGAATTTATTTGGTCTTCCGTTTTAGTTATACACCGTTTTAAAAAATTACATTTAGCTGGGCATTTTATAATATTCTGAACCGCTATTGTATTTTTATTTTTTCTAAAAACATATTCGTTTTCATTTAACTCTTTAAAATTTTTAAAACAAGTTACATCCGTATCGCAATACCATCCACCAATTTCATACAATAAATAAAATCTAAATAGATCTGAAAATCCACCACAACTTCCTTTTCGACAATCACCTTTTCCGTTATATAAAAAAACTTTATCTGGATTCAATATTTCAGAAGCATCTTTTTTTATTACTCCGTCTGGTATATTTTCACAATTTTTATTATATAACCAAATAACTACTTCGTGATCATTATCCAAAAAAGATTTTAAACCGAGTTTACCTAATTTGTTTAAATAATCCCCAATCCATAAAAAATTAATTGTCATATACAAAATATGGTATGGGCTGAATAAACTCAGGCCAAAAAGATATAATTTCTTTTAATGAATTTAATTTATCAACTTCTTTATCTATATCTTTTGATAGTTCGTTTCTATATATCTCAAATTCTATCATGTATTCTTTTTTTTCTTCTTCGTCCATATCATCAAATACTTCTTTAGAGGTTAATTTTTTTAATATTTTTTCTTTATGTATTTTTATAATATTTTTCCATTTAAGTTTTAAAGAATTTATAAATAATTCATCTTGAACGTCTATATTTTTAACGTCTATACCTAGATACTCTAAACAATATTTTAATTTTAAATCTGAAGAATCATCAAAAGATTTATTATCAATCGTAAAATATTTATTAACAATTTTTAATTTAAATCTTTTGCTATTTTTTAAAAATTTTTCATGGTTTGGGTAAAAAGAAAGTATAGCTTGATTGTAATAATTTTCGTTATTAACGTCATATAAAAACATATAATCTCTTAAGTCCAGATTAATTTTTAATATTGTATCTGATAATGATAATATATATTCATCATTATTTTCAAGATCTATTTTTTTATCATTCAATATATCCTCGATGTTTATATAATCTGGATTTAAAATGTATTCTATTCCTGTTATATTTTTATTTTTAATTTCAAAAACTGTATCTAAACATACGTTTATAATTAAATTTTTGTTTTCATAAAATGTTTTATTTATTTTTGTTAAATTTAAAAAGTTAGAATTTATTAAATAAACAAATTTACTTTTTTTATTATTTTGATATAAAACCTTTAAACACAATCCTGAATTTAATAGTTTTTGAACGTGAGATTGTGCTGTAGTCATATAATAATATCCTTTTCCAATAAATTTAATTTAATAATTTCATATTTTTCTAACATTTTCTTTAAAATTATTATACAATTCACTTCATTATTTTTTTGGTTTTGCTTTATGGTGTTTATAACGTGTCTATCAAATCTTGAGTATAAATCCCCATCACTCCAAATTTTTTTAGATCCTATCAAATGATAATTATTTTTTTCTATAAAAATCTTTTTATATAATCTATCTATAGTTAGATTGTATTTTTCATCTATCCAATTAATTTTATTTTCAAAATAATTATTTAAAATAGGTTGGTTTCCAACCCAATTTTTATCTTCAAATTTAGAATTTTTTGGCGGTGGAGCTTTGCTTAAATCGATTAAGTCTTTCTTAATATTATCTCCTAAGAAAGTATTATCTATTATCATAACTCCCGCGTTAAATATCTTATTAGATTTAGTTTGGTAATACTCCGAATAAGATACCATTTGGCTAACACCAAATTTTATATTATCATCACTTAGTAAGTGATTCATATCAATTTCAAATATTATATCACAATCAAAATATAATATTTTTTTATATTCTTTTAACGTAAAAATATCAAACCTATATGTGGGTTTAAACTCTTTCCAATCCCTAACACTTTTGTCGAAGACATCATTCCTATAACTTTCTTTGTTTATTTTTTTAAAATAAACATTATTATACAATTTTTGAATTGTTTTTTTATTTTGATCTGAAAGATTATCACATTCAAAAATTATTAAGTCGTGATTAAAATCCTTATGAGACATAAGGATGCTATTAAAAGTCATTAAAAACCCTTTGAAATATATATCACAAACTGTGGTTACATAAGCATATTTCATTGCAAATCTATTATATGTTTTAAAAATTTACTATTAAATTGTTTATTTAAAAGTTTAGCGTTAGGAACTATACAATGACCACCTATTTTATTATTCGGTGGATATAAAGTTGGTCTTATAACGTTTTTGTTTTTCATTTTTTTATAACCTTGATTATAAGTTATATTCCACTCTAAAAAATCAAAATAATCTACTTTAAAAAAATCACAAATTTTCTTTATTTCGTTATACCAAGAAATACATAACCCGTAATATGACGTACATAATAATTTTATCAGTTCTGTATTATCAGAACTTTTAAAGGATTTACTTTTAATTTTTATTTTTTTAAAATGTTTTTTAATTTTATTTGAAGTTTTTTTATCTTCACAACCTATGTATTTTGTAAACGTTTTAATACTCTCCGATAAATCTGGATGATTTCCTCTGATTGGACTGTGACATATGTTTTTATATTCCAAATCGCATTTAATTTTATTTGTAGTTCCAACTGGTATTGTAGAATGTATTACTGTATATTTTGGATTACAGTTTTTAATTTCTGTTTTAACTATATCACAAAAATCATTAGAATATGGAATACATATATTTAAAACGAAAACATTATTAAATTCAGTGTTTTTGTTTTTATCTTTGGTTAAAACATTAAATTTTTTAGATTCCTTATAAACTATATATAAAGATTTTCCAACTTCTCCCATACCTAATATTCCAATATTTTTCATTATTCTATATATTTTAAAATCATATAAGCCTCTGCATATTCAGATCCACATTCTTGTCCTCTACATTCAGCTTTACTTGTTATGCCTCGGTTTGATCTTGGATGTGGGTATTCTCTCATTTCTCCACCATAACACTCTAAGGCTTTAATTTTATTATCTAACATTTTTTGTGACATTTTAATATAATAATTAGGATGAAAAATATTTGAATCTAAATAAGGTCTTTGTTCGGTTGAACTTGGTATTTCTCCAACTATAAATTTTTTTATTTTAAATCTACCCCAAGTTCTAATTATTCTAGTTACTGATTCAAAAACTGCTTTGTGATCTTGATGTATATCACCCCAAAATGTTGTATATACTATAGTTGGGCTTATATCCAGCAAGACGTTTTCTATTTTTTTATAAACTACAAAAATATCATTTGATATATCAGTTAATGATATATCTAAACTAAAAAAATTTTTGTACCCTAGTATTTTTTGAGCTTCTTTTATAGAGTCAAATTGAAATTGAGTTCTTTCGTTATGCGGTTTTCTACAAAATAAAACGTAAACGTCATCATTTTCATTTACGTGTTTTTGTATTGCCGCCGAAAATCCTAACGTTTCATCGTCTCCGTGTGGAACTATAATGCAAACTGTTTCATTCATATATAGGTTTTATTTTATCAGAATATTTTTTAATATCTATTCCTTTATTTAATAAACTTTTGACTTCTTCTTTATATATTAAAATTAATTTTTTTAAAATAATGTTAATCATAAATTTTCCGTTATTTTGTATTATATTTTGTCTACAAAATGGTGAAAATTGACCATTTAGTTCTTCACTGTACCATGGTTTGTTATGACCCGTAAATTGATAATTATTTTTGTTATCAAAATCTTTAGTTAAAATCTCAGAAACAACCAAATTAAATTTATTAGGAAGCCAAGTTATATCATGTAAGAAAAAAGTATTTAATATTGGTTCATTACCAACCCATTTTCTAACTCTTGAGTCTTTTTCTGGTGGAGCTTCTTGATTTGCTATTTTGATTAGTTCCTTTTTAATATCTAAAGAAATATATTTTTTACCTATAGTCATTAATCCAGCATCAAACCCCATTCTATCATTAATTTGAGGGACTCTTCCACTAGGAATAGAACAAGATCCAAAATCTACATCGTATAATAACAATTCGTCCATATCAATTTCAAAAATCATATCAGCATCAACAAAAACTATTCTGTCATACTCTGTAAGAGTAAAAATATCGAATCGGTAATTTGGATTATATGTCCAAACTCTATAAGTTTCATCAAATTCGTGGGTTTTATATGAGTCTATATCCACCATTCTAAACGAAACATTATTATATAAAGATTTTATTATAGTTTTACTATCATCTGATAGAGTTCCCCATTCAAATATTACAAAATCATAATTAAAGTTTTTAGATGATCTTAAAATGCTATTAAGAGTTATTAAAAACCCGGCTAAATATTTGTCATCTAATGTTGTTGTGAAGCAAATTCTCATATTTTATTTAATTTCTGTCCTGAACCGGAATTATTAAAATCGTATATAGATAAGTCTGGATAATCAACTGGAATATCATCCATATTATCATTAAGACCAGTTAAAAGCCACATTCCTCTAGCTGCATCTTCATTAGTCATGTAAAAATTCCACCCAATCATATCAAAACAATCTAAACTATGCTGTATTTGATTTCTACCATTAAATCTCGCCTTTTTAAACCATTTATAGGCATCTTCATCATCAGTTAATATCATCCCCCCTCTTCCTATTTTTAAATGCTTTTTAACGTGAAATGATAAACAATGATAACCCCCTTGATACATATTTCTTCTGAATCTTAATGCTCCATCAAATATCGGTAGTGGTTTTAACTGATATACCCCACTCCATTCTATTTCTTCAAATTTAACTTTATAATTTGCGTTCCTGATAGAACAAGGAATTGATATATAAGTTCTATTAGGAATAGTAATAATTTGATCTGTTTTATTTAAAAATTTTAAACATAAAAATATTGCATTAGTACAAGAATCGACCGCTACCGAAAACTTAGATCCTGCTAGTAATGCTATAGATTTTTCAAAATCGTCTACTACATAATATGGATTTTTTATTTTATCTTCCATTTTCCTTGTGTACATTCTCCGTTTTTTGCTGTAATAGCTAACACTATTTCAACTGGTTCATATCCATTTTTTATCAAACCATCATAAGATAATTTATTTTTTGGATTTATTGATGCGTAATGAACTTCTACATCTTTATGTTTTTTAAGTAGCTGAAGATGTGTTTGTGGTGTTATAAGATCTTTATCAAACTCTATGTTTTTATTTTTTAGTTCTTTAAATGCTGTTTTTAATAAACTTGGTAGTAAAAAAGTACCATTGAAATTATTTTTATCTATATAAATCATTCCTATAGAAACATCTAAAAGTTTTATTCTATAAATTTTTTTATATTTATCAGATTGTATATTTTTACAATGCTCTTCAAATGAAGGAGTATTATCAGAAGTTTTATATTTTATGTTTATAAAATCTTTATACTTCCATCTATATTTTACTATATCATATAGAAATTTTTGATCTTCAAAATCAAAAGGATTTATTTCAAATAAAGAAATTAGATTTTCCATGTTAAAATGGTATACGAATATAAATAAAAATCAATCTAAAAGTACTTTATTTATTAAACCATTTATCTTTTTTTGAATTTCTAAATTTTCGTATTTTTTACTTTTTAGATATTTTGCGATATTAATCCTCTCACTTTTTCTTAAAGTGTTTAAGCATACTAAAGGCAATTTAGTATCATCATGTTTTTGATTTGGTAGATTGTGAATAGTTTCGATATATCCACCTAAAGGAAGATAAACATTGTTAAAATAAAAATCTAACTTATTAGATATACAAAAATCAACTATATCGTGTATTTCATATATATTTTGTATTATTGGACATACTGCTATTCCCGTAAGAACATTTTTAGTCAAAAAATACTGAATATTTTTCATAACCAGTTCAAAATTGGAATTTTTTCTTATAAATTCATATGTCTGTTTATTAACAGAATCTAAAGATATTGATATTTTAAAATTTTTTAATTTTTCTATATAATTTTTAATTTTAGTATTTAAAATAGATCCATTTGTAGTCATGACGATTTCTACATCAGGATTTAATTCTATAAAAAGATCCAATATTTTATACGTAAATGAATTTAAAAATGGTTCTCCACCCGACATTCTAACATCTTTTAAATGCGGAATAAATTCTTTCAGTTCTTCTATGAAGTTATCATCGTATGGTATTTTTATTGGTGGTTTCCCCTCTCTATTTTTTCTAATAGAAGAAGACCAAGAACCACCACACATTAAACACTCATAATTACAAGCATTAGATATAGCGAAAGACATAGATATAGGCCAAACGGTGTTTTTGTATTTTTCGTGATGATCATATGATTTTAATACCGCCGATTCTTCGTTGTCTATTAATATTTGTTTTATACATTTAAAACAAGAAAATGAAAAATCAAAATTTTCTAATCTTTCTCTGAAATGTTTTAATGCATAACCAAACCATATATCTTTTATTGTGTTTTCTGGATATCTACCGACAGGACTTACCGTAGTGTAACAACATACTCCAACTTCTCCAGTGTGATTAAAATGAAGTGATGTATACGGAGCAAAACATGGTATTTTTCTAGATAATCTACTTATTAATAGTTCTTTTTCTTCTTCGTTTAATTTATTTATTGTATTATATTTTAATGTGCATCCTTTAGATTTATTATATTCATTTAGTAATATTTCTACTATTTGACTGGTTGGTAATGTTTTGAATAAAGATTCTGCATCTGAAAATATAGGATTATATTTTTCAATATATATTTTATTTGAAAATTCTATAAACTCTTCTTCATTTATATTTTGTATATCTAAATTTTTAAGTTCTTTTTTTAAATTATCTTTTTGTTCTTCTGTAAGCATATTATAATAACCA